AGGTCTTCTGGCTCGGGTGCTGTCGTGTTTCCCCCGGGGCGATCTTAGAGGTGATCCCGTTCCTCCCTTCTGTTTCTTGTTACGCAGGTGTCAGGTTCCGGCGACGGGACATTGCGACTAGTCCCGTAGAGTTTTTCAAGCGAACTCCACTCTCTTCGATTGGATAATCCAGTCGGCATATCCTCAACATCCCACTCGCGGTCTAGGCCTGCGAGCAGCGGAAAATGTTCGGCGGGAATCTCAAGATTCACATCCAACCGGTCACTAGCAAAGGAGTAACGCGCCGCATGCTCATACCACAAATGGGGCAGAATCATGGGAAAACTCCAGTGATCTAACGGTTGAATCGCATTTAGCGAGTCGAAATAATTCTCCAGAGACAATTGGATCTCGATGGAAATACCATACAATTTTTCTACAAGGAGCCTCGTGTTCCGAGGCGGCTCCCTGCGCGGTATGTTACCCGCTTGCATGGCGGCCAAAACTTTCTCACGCGTATATGAGTCGTAATAGCCTTTTCGGTTGATGTACTTCCGCATACTTAACGTTGTATTCGAAGTAACCCTAACGCCGTACCTTCCTAATGAGGCTACGACTGGACAACCGGGATATTGAAATGAAATGGAAAGAGCCTTACAACGGAGCAAAGCAACGAGCTTGCTCGAACGCGCGCGTGCGTATTGACGTTGCGCCCACCCAAAATTAGTTAAAATCTTGCGCGGGTCTGCGACATTGATGCGATCAGACGGATCAAACACTATGCCACAGAAGGATGCAGTGGAGATGGTGTCATGCACCTCCATCTTTATGAATAAGCCCATACGGGCAAAATCCTCTTCGGTCGGGGGCGTCCCGATCATGGTAAAGAGACCATCGTCTCCTTCAACCACTCCAAGCACTTCGCTGCAGCCTGCTTCTTCACAGACAAACTGCATCAGCATTAGATTCGAAAATCCATTGCCTAGCGATGTGCACATTTCGCCGGACATTCTGGTGGCATCTACCATCACCTTGAAGTCCTTGAAGACACACAAATTACGCCCGCCTAGCACTTCACGTACCAGGCGCATGAATTCCCCCCCAGCGGGGAGATGTTGAGTCATGTACGAGTATAGCTCGAACTCGCAGGCTTCCATCAACTCGAGGACAAACAGACTTTCAAAAGCCGTATAGTCTGTGGCCACGTATTTAGCTCCATCACGGTTCAGATAAGACATTATGTAATCAGGTCTCTCGGAAACAGGAACATGCTTGATAAAGGCTTTGTGTCGATACACTTGCTCTTCTATCAGCTTAAAGATAGGCCCCACAGCACACTTAAACGCATCTGATCGGGAGTTGATAGCCCGAGCGTGCTTGTAG